TTCCCATGGGTTAATCTTCTGTGATGGTTTAATCTTTATGGCGTCTTTCGCAAATCCATGCATAATAGGGTTCTCAATACATATACGTGGTATATCTGAGTTGTATAATGTAAGGAAGAATTCAGCCGCCTTCTCCATGGCCTCCCATCTTTTTAAATCAATGGTCCCATTAGCCTTCCTCAACCATCTTACTCCCGACTGTGCAAGGTATGTGCATGGGGGATGGGCAATCATAAGATCCCATGGTTCATCAATAATATCCATCACATCACCCTCATAGTGGGGACCAGGAACAATGGTGGGCATTAAATCACAACTTATGGCGTCATGACCACGATTAATAAATGCATCCCTGACTACCCCACTAAATTCACAAGCAACAAGCACTCGCAAGTATTAATCTCCATAATATACATTTATACTCGTATCATCAGAGGTAGAAACCCACGTATATTTAGTACATGGGGTATAATTCTTACATGTAAATCTATATGGGCAGGAATTACAGTCCAGCTCATAACACGGTGGAAAACATCCATCATTTATCATATACATTAATTGTCCCATACAATATATTACCTTTACTATCTATCTACCAAAAAGAATATATATATAACATAACAAATACTGTCTTTGGATATCCATGATAGAAATTAGTGCAGCATTAATACCACTACTTCTCAGTGCAATAGTCGCTGGTTTATTCGGCGCGTTAAAATACTACTCAAATATTCTTGGTAGTAATCCTGAGACGTTTGAACTTGGAAAGTTTATACCAATACTAATAATTTCAATCATCTTAAGTATAGGCTTCGTACTTTCCGGGGGTTCAACAAGTACAGCAGAAGAGATTTCAAAATTCATTTCAGCCAACTTCTTACTAGTTATGTTTGCAAACACAGTTTGGACCATCATTCTTAAGAAGTATCCAGGTATAGCAGAAATGCTAAACATCACAACCCTCTAAATCTTTTTTCTCTCACGTTTCTCACATACCCATATATAAACCTTATCATTAGTAAATGCCATTATTATAATGTTAGCAAGTCGCTAACAAAAATAATAGGCAGCATTCTGTCTATTAATTAGGTGGCTGAAATGAAAGTGGAAAATATGATTGCTACATTAGTAGGGGCAACCTTACTAATCGTGGCTATAATCGCATATATTTTAATACCCATTAATGCAGTTCCGGCAGATCCTGTATTTAATGGTGATATATATGCACCGGCAGAAGGTACAGAGGCATTCATCTTTGGTACTTCCGCTGAACAGTATGGCGAATGGACAGTAGATGGAACTGGTATATATGAGGTATATGGACAGTATATCTATGGAACCTTATATACAACTGATAGAGGCTATTGGGTGGTAATTGATCCTACAGGTCAAGCACCCGCAAGTGGCTCTCCCGGTTCCGAAATTCCAATGAGGTAGATTAATATGGGATTTATATTAGACACAATAGGGTTCATAGCATTTGTAACTATAATCGTAGTTGGTACATGTGCGTTACTTGTTGGTGTGGGGGCTGCAACAGTGGCCTCTTCTGTATCTTTTGATGCAACTGGCACAGTACAAACATCATCGGCTATGGTTGATACATCTACTGAATCTATATTGGCTATAACCAATGGAATTAGTGGTCGTGCAGATATCTCATATACCTCAACCATAAATGCATATACAACTGGTACATCTTTAGTATCTAATGCAGGTACTATACAAGCATCATCCGGTGTAGTTGCATTAATGTGGCATCAGGGTGGCGAGACTTGTGCAGGCCAAACTTGTGTGGTTGAACCTACTACATATGCAAATGTGAATGCTGGATCCTCAATTACGTTACGTGGCGCAGGCTCGATACGTTCCAGCGGTCTCACAAATACAGATTTAGTTGTATATGATGTAGACGCACTTGGTATCGGTTCATTATCACAATATGGTAATGCAATATCCATGGCAGATGTAATAGATGACAATACATGTATTGGTCTTTCTAATTACAACTACAGGGAGTCTAACAGAATCAATGGAGTATTTAATTATACTTCCAGATTCACTTTCACTCCCTAATATTTTTGAGTGGTTTCATGAATAAAATTGACATGATTGTTGGTGTAGCCTGCCTTATATTAGCTACATTAATAGCAATATTCGGCATCATTGCGCCCATCGCAACATTTTGTAATAGTAATCCTGGTATACCAGTATACTATGCATTTGGGTTTGTCGATGAGGGTGATTACTTTGAAGAGATATTCTTGGATCCATTACCTTATTGGAATACAGAGTTTATCAATGTAGAAATAACAGGGTGTCCTTCTGAAGAAGATATGATTGCATGTAATGAGATATTCAATGAATGGAATACATTGGGTAATGTACCAATATTGATTATTGATCCAAATAAAGAGGCCGATATTATCATTAACTTTGAAATGTTTGATGATGATGTATCATGGGCGGGTGGAACATGGATAAAGACAGTGGATGATAACAATGAAGTAATCACATTCGCTCATATAGATATACGGCAATCATGGCCCTACTGTCGTGAGAATGTTATACGACATGAATTAGGTCATGCATTGGGGCTAGCCTATCATTCCAATCACGTTACCTCATCCATATATAAATATGCAAATGTATATTCATCATATTGGAGTGAGGAAGATTTAGAAGTGATTCATGGGATATATGGATGACTGTATTTATATAGTAAGTAATATATATAACATACTCCCTATACTATTTAACAATGACAGGTAAATGTAGGATATGTGATGCCGGTACAATAGGTAGATCATGGTCAAAAGATTTATTACTAGGTAGGAAGACTATATTGGAAGCATCCATATTCTTTGACTGTACACAGGATGATGTACTGGATCATATTAATAATCATGAAATTGTGTTAGATAGGGCATCCGGTGACTATGAATCACCTGATTTCTACATGAATGAGTTATTAACCTTATTTAATCTAATGAAAGATTGGGTGAACTTAGTATTACAATCAGAAAAACTAGATTCACGCGATATGGAATTAGGGCTAAAGTTATCTAAAGAGACAAGGGAGATATTGAAATTATTAAGTGAGTTTCATGGAAACAGCAAAGATAAGGATGTTAATGTTAATATTGAATTGATAAATATGAAATATATGCAGATTACTAATTTTATAACCCAGGAGTTATGCCCCGAATGCCAGTTAAAGGTAATAAATCTAATGGACCAGATAGAGGAACCGAAGACTACTTTGATTACATGAGGACAGTGCTTAAAGGTAAGTCTGATCCAATATGGTTTGTCAATAATATAATGGGAGTTGAACTGTTCCCCAAGCAAGAAGAGATAATGAGGGAGTTTTATAAGAGTCGATATGATCCAAGTCAGGAGCAAATAAAGACATTAATTGTATTAGCGGGCATGAGAAGTGGAAAAACTGCACTGGCCTCTATTATGGCTGTATATGAATTCTTTGATTTAATAACAATTGACAATCCTTCAGAGCATTATGGACTGTTAAAAGACCAGCCCATCTTCATAACCGTGGTTGCAACATCAGAGAAGCTTGCTGAAGATGGTGTATTTACTAATATGGTGAATTATATTAACAATACACCGTGGTTTCACAAGTATTTTACCATAAAAATTACTGGTGGAAGAATAGAATGTGCAGAAAAACATGTCATAGCACAGGTATTAGGCTCATGGGTTACTACAGCCGTAGGGAGATCAAATTATTTAGTAGTCTTTGATGAGATGGATTTGTTTGAAGATACTGCTGGTAAGCGTGGATCATGGGAATTATGGACGCGATTGGGCAATAGTACAGCAACATTTGGGCTTGATGGACACAAAATAGCCATATCATCACCAAAAACTGCCTCTGGTATAATGATGCAGTTGTATAGAGATTCAGAAAGGATGCCAAATACCCTTGGATTTATGGCCCCAACATGGGAAATGAACCCACATTTAACAAGAAAGCAGTTAATGGACGAACATAAGTATAATATGGCTGCATTTTGGAGAGATTTCGCCTGTCAACCAGAAGCAGCAGGTGGTATGCAGTTCCCGGAAGGCGTCTATCTAACTCAAATGACAAATGTACTGGAAAATTTGGCATATAAGGACAAAACACCGAAGATTAGAGTCATGGCAATAGATCCGGCTGTTAGAAATGACAGTTTTGGGGTTGCAGTAGGCTATCGGGAGTTCAATAACATAGTTATAGATGGTGTTTATAAGTTCGAAAAGAAGGAAGGTAACTCATATATCCTTCCAAGTGATGTAGAGAGTTATATATATACTGCAATACCACGATTAAATGTAAATTATTTTGTCTATGATACATGGATGTTCCCGAATCTTATAGAAGATGTGAGTAATAAGTTCGGTATAACCGCAGAGAAACATATTGTACGGAAAGAAGACTATGATAGATGGAGGGCATTACAGGAAAACCCCGGTGAGATGACGTTAAGTGTGGTGTATAATGAAGATTTGAAGTTTGAGGCGAATTCATTGATAGTTAAATCTACAGCCTCACAATTACCAAAGACAGATCACCCATTCACAGGATCCAAAGATATGTCAGATTGTGTGGCTAATTGTATTTGGTATCTAACAACATATGAAATGCCAGTATTAATACCAGATGTATTGTATATTAGGAGTTTTTAAGGATTGAGTAATTTAAGGATTGAGTAATCATGGGAATAAAAAGTTTTATAAAGCAAAAGTTCTTTGCAACCATTGGTTCACGGGCATCAACCCCAACGGACAAAGTTACAGCATCCAAGACTATAACGAATGATCTATTAGGCTATCTATTAGGTCTTAGTGATTTTAGTAACTTAGATGAAGATGAGATATATGAACAATTGTATATATGGGAACCTGAGATTGGTGGGGCCATAGATAGAATGTCCACCATGGTAGGAGAATCTTATAAATATCCATATGTCAAGGATGTTGGAGAAACCATGGATGATATCGAAGAGAAGATGATTAAGGATGCAATAAAGATATCTGATGAAGTAGATATACGGCATTATTTTGAAATATTCGCTGAGATATTAGAAATGCATGGGAATCTGTACCTTGAGATAAAGGATGATATGAGTTTCGAAATACTACCAAATAAGTATGTAACATTAGTGGATAGTAGAGATAGATTGATTAATTCAGCAGGAACTACATTTGCAGATAATATAATTACAAAGTGTAATTTTCTGGTGTTATATGAGGGCATGACAGGGCAAAAGATATTACCCAAAGATAAGTTCATACATATTAAGTATAAAGATACGCCCATATTTGTCACTGATACCAGAGGACGTTCAACATATGGGGTGTATTCATCAAGTCCATTACATCGTACAATTCTACCTGTCTGGTGGAAACGTCAGACAATGATAATTGATATTATGTGGAGATATAGGAATGTACCAAGAGAACATCATAAGATATCCGCAGAGATGTTTAGCCTGGATAAGTATCTTGGTGATATATCTACAAGACGGGCTTCTGCTATGGCTGATGCAAAGACATTCTTAGACACATATGTAGAGACTATACAGAATCAGATGCCAGATCAGGGCTATGCAACATTAGATACTGTTGATATAAGTGTTATAGATAATGGTTCCGCTAAGTATATGCAACCGAAT